GTAAAGATTGAACTTATTTCCTCATATGAAGAGTTAGCCATGGCAGCAACACCAGAAATACCTCTTAATGCTTTAGCCATTGGACTATTACCAGTCTCTCCATAAGCTTCTCCAAACTTAACTCCCGATGCCACTAACTGAGATGCTGCTTTAGCTGCTTCATCCAAACCATATGCTGTATCAGCAACACCGTGATTAATATCTGCCTGGATCTCATCCCATTCGACCTTAAGACCCTTTAAGGCAAACTTAGCATCTTCGATTTTCATGGCTCTTGACCAACCACCAGACTTAATCTGATTGAATGGGGCCATTATAACTGATCCAATCCTTTTAGCCATTTGCATAGCACCATCTACTAAATTAGACAATGCCATCAAACCGACTATTCTCATTGTGGAGAATTTATCACTTAACTTATCAACTGATTCTCCAACAGATGATAAATCTACTTTCTTACCAGCTTCGGAAATAGCTGAGAGATTAGTAGCCGCCTTATCAAAGTTAAGAGACTTCTTAAGATTTTCAAGCATCTTTAACGTCTCATTAACATTTTTCTCAAATTCTTTATTATCAAATTCTAGAGATACTACTCTATCATCAACGGCTTTACTCACTCTCAACCACCTCCTTCCAAGCCTTATCTGCTATTTCATCAAATATTGGTTGGATTGCAGGGTTAATATAATCTCTACCCTGAACATATCCGCCATTACCGTTTCCATGACCATACTGTAATAATATAGCAATTGGTGTTCCGGTCTCGGTAACATTATTATTGGTAAAAACCAACTCTGTTGTATTCACATTTTGAACTATCTCATAATTCCAAGAGCCAGCAGTATTACCAGTGTCGATAGGAGTTGCGGCAGCGAGAGCTGCTACACCCTCTCTGCCATACTTCTCCAATATCTTTCTTGCATTTCTAAGAGTTTGGATTCTTTTCAACCAACTTGTGGTTTTTGCCCAATCACCCTTCTTATTAACTAAACTAAATCCCATAAGCCTTATCCCTTTGAGCCGCTAACTTTACGTCTAGCTGCATTAAGTGCCTTGTTTTGACTTAGTATTTCTTTTCTGCTCATCTTCTTCTGTGGAGCATTCTTCTCACTACAAACTCTTATAAGTGTCATGAGCCGATTAAAGTGCCATTTAGCACACTCCATAGGTATGTTCTGAGCAATCATCCAATAATAGACCAATTCATTAGTTATTATCTCTTGGTTAACTTTTCCTTTATTAAGATCTTTGAACCAAGTAGCCGTCATTGGATCATCGATGTAATTATTAATTTCCTGTATAACATCTGGAGGTATATAATTGTACACATCCGGATCAACGTTTTGGGAAATTGTCATGCATCTTATATAATCGATCATCATTTCATTAGTTTTTTCAGTATTAGGGTCGAGAAATGGAACATGCCATTTGGACTCCCACTTAGCTATGGCAACTAATGAGTGCTCGATTTTAATAGTAGCTTCCTTAGTATAAACAAACTTATCTGGCGGTATAAAAATCTCCTGACTAGGTATGTTTATAATTTTAGGCATTTGTATTATTCTCTATAGGAACTACTTTGTTCTCTTTATTCTTCTCAAGGCTCTGCTCTATTCTAGAAGTATCATATCCAAGCTCTTTAAGCTTAGCTATAGCATCTTCTTCCTTCATCTCAGGCATATTAACACCGCTGATAACACCATTAATAAATGCTGCCTGCATCTCGGGCTCTGTTATCATTTCCATAAAGAGTTCACTATATGCATTACTCTGTTCGAATGCCTCTCTAAGTTCCTGAGACTTGATAAATCTCGTACCATCTTCTGACTTAATACCATAAGACTTGAGAATGAGATCCTTGAATATCTGCATGATCTTTGCATTGTCTTTTGTTGCGATGAGCATTCTAATCATCTCTTCAACACCAGCCTGAGTTGAAAGCTCCATCTCCATCAACTCTGCTTTTGAGAGATTGAAATAAAATGTCTCTTCTCTAGGATTGCCATTAAAATCTTCAAACTTAATAACTTTCTTAAACATACTAATTTTTTCTCCTTATTCATAAAAAGGGCCCTCAAAAACTTCACATTTTGAAGGCCCGTTGGTATTACTTTGAAACTACTTATTTAATAAACTAATCAACCATTGTTAGCATTGATTGTTCCATTAAGAATTCCTATAACCTCATCAGGAAGAGGAAGTCTAGGAGCTACAGCCTCAGCTGCAGGATCTGTCGTAGCGTTCTTACCATAGAGAATCGTCTCAAGTCTTGTAAGTCTTGCAGCGAGCTCTTCGGTAGCAAACTTTGTGCTATCAATGGTAAGGATTGAAGTAGCCTTATAACCTGTTACATTAACAGGAGTTGTGCTAATTGAATAGCTGAATGTGATAGGTTCCGGAGAATCGTTAATTGTGTTGTAAGCCTTCTCAGAAGGTGTAGCCTTACAACCATATACCAGATGAAGCTTGTAACCAAGATCATCAGATACATCGTTACCAATCTTCGTTCTATAAGAAAGACCGAAGGTAGATCTTGACTGCTGATGAATGTTAAGACCTGAAACAGGTGATGCAGAACCATCGCAAAGCTCCCACTCATCGGGATAAGTGAAGCACTCAAGAGTTGCTGCAAATTCCTCAGCTGAAAGAAGATCAAGATACTTAATGTTATCAGCATACTGAGCGTTAGACTCTGCACCTGAAGGTGACTCAGAAACTGAAGTAAGACCATTCCAAGCTACACCATCATCATATGCTGAAGTAGTTGTGTTAAAAGGATACAGTACACCATGGTCAACACCGGCTTCGTAAAATCTCTTACCGGTCTCGTCCCATACTAAAGCACCTGCTGCCATAATATTTTACCTCCTAATAGTAAATATTGAAAACGCTGTGAACTATGCCATTAGTTTTAAACTCTCTATCAAATGTACACATTGGTAACATTAATAGTTTGTCTTTATATTGGTCATTATTCGCAGTTTTACACATTAAAGTTACAGAATAGCGTTTGGTAGCAACATAAGGCTTATTATCAGCGAACTGTGTCAAAGCATTACTGTTTTCAAACACTATACACGGGTATGACATTTTAAGATTTTCTGGCGGTTGATAATAAACATCATAAGGGTCCATTATCTCTGCCAAAACCTCACGAAGTTGACTCCACGTCTTCATTATAAAGTCCTCCTAATGATAAAATCAATCTAGGCGGCTGAGATGCATCAACATCTGTTACAGACCATAGAGCCCCCTGCCATTCTACGCATTTAAGATTGAAAAAATGACCTAACGCGTAAGGGTCGGCTACGATACTGATTTGATTACTAACTTGTATGTCGGAATTTACTTTACTGCCCTGATAATCTCTTTTTGTATTACGAATAACATCTCCATAATACTCTTTAAAAATTATTGTGGGTTCCCATAATCCTGGTTCAACTTCTACAGTATCTCTGTAGCCAACTCTTCCGTGAAATCTCATCTTTTAACCTCTCATTTTGAAGCTTTCTGATTAACTCAGAGAAGTAGGAACAGTATAATCTGTTGCACCAACTGTTACCTTTGTTCCATCGAGCTTAACCAATGTTACTGTGTTAAGATTTGTTCCGTCATTAACAAGCATTCTTCCTGTAGCGATTGACTTAAGAACATCTGCTGCGATAGCCTGAACAGTCTTAGCCTCATCGACGTACAGCTTGCTAGACTTTACGAAGTATACATCTGTTGCATGGACATTAGAGCCCTTCTCAAAGATCTTCATATATCATTTCCTCCTAAACTATAATCAACCATTAACTGCAGTCTCGAGTACGATTGCAGAGAAAGGAACTGTCAAAGCACCAGAGATTCTGGTCTCGATCAGATATGTCTCCTTATTGTAATCGATATCGAAATCTTCGAACATGTTAACTGCTCCACCCTTATCAGCACCTACTGAGTAGTCCTGAAGGTTAACCATGATACCAAGAAGCTGGTAAGTTGTACCATTGTCTGTTCTTGTCTGGTTGTCAAATACCGGAACAGTTACGATCTCAGATACTCTAAGCTTATTAGCAAGAGACTGAACTGACTCATAAATGAATCTTCCAGTTGTATCTGTGATCAGAAGCATATCTGCCAGAACGTCCTCAGTTGTGTAGAACTTAGGATTACCTGAACCCTTATAGAACTTACGGTTCTTGATAAGAGCCTTGATGTTAGCCTGTGCCTTATCATTATCTGTAGCACCATTATCATATGTTACGCGAACCTTAACTGAGTAAAGCTCATCATCCTTCCAGATAGGACGAACGTGCTCTTCCTTGATCTTATCCTCAGAGCTAGCAAGACGACCATCACCGATCATGATAGCACGAGCGATTTCCTCATCGAGCATCATTCTCATCTCAGCCTTAATCCATGCTACTACATCGAAATCTGTGATATCAATGATATCATCACGATCAAGCTTCTGCTTCTTGTAAACGGTCTGAGGAGTGGTACTTCTCTTCAAGAGTGAGAATACCTCTTCCTTCTTATACTCATCCTTAATATAACCCTTAGCACGAGCCTCATCTTCTCTGATATCAGCGAACATAGACTTAATTCTGCTATAAGGTACATGATGTACGCCATTCATAACACCAGCAACCCAACCAGTGTCTCTCTTGATCCATCCAGGAGTAGCCGTAGCTGTCTTAGCCTCCGGGAAGAGCCAATCGATCTGATCTATACCATGAGCAAGTGTGGTGTTCTTCATTGAAGACTGAGATGTAGCACACTCCTTAAGTATAGCACTAGCATCCTCTGCACTGATACCATGCTGCAGAGTCTCGTTAGTTTCCTTCTCAAAAACATTCTTATGCATTTCGTTACCTCCTATTGCACTCTGTTCAACTTCGTCATCTTCGGCGTCGTCTTCTTCTTCCTCATCTTCAACTTCGCCATTAGTTGCATCTTCTACGCCTTGCTGATAAGCAAGACCCATCATTCCTTCAAGAAGAGTCTTCTGATCATCATTAAGAGTTTCCATTACCTCTTCTACTGAAGGATCATCGTCTTCTTCGTCTTCATCATCTTCTACCTCATCATCTGCATGATAAAGTGTATCATCATCTTCGTCATCAAGATAATGTGCACACTCTTCACTCATAGATAAAGGCTGAGAGAAACTCATAATAGCTTCGGTCTCAATATCCTCATATGAACCATCGCTATGCTGAAGAACAGGAAAATCGATTGTTGCTCCAGGATTAGCTCCTGCAAGCACGAGAGAAACCTCTCTTATAGCACCATGAAGTACATCTGTACCCTTCTTAACAAGCTGATTAGCAAATATAGAAAGGCTTGTGATATCTCCATGAGCTACAAGTGCCTTAGCCATCTGTCCCTGCTTTGTGTCCTCATTAAATGAGCCATAGCAGTAAACACCTTCTTCTCTATTTTCAAGAAGAGCATGACCAAGCACATTCTCAGGATCTTTGTGATCGTGCATATACACCAAGGGTACTTCCATGCCATCACAATCAGCAAAAGCATCCTGACGAATGGTCAAACCATCAGCGCACTTTATGTCATTACGTGTGGCCCAACCGCTGAAATCATAAGTTTTACTACTCATTTTGATTGTTCCTCCTTTAGTAGTTTAACAACTCGGAAAGTTTCATGTCTCCGATACCATAAGTGTCGATTGGACCAATGGTTTCGGGAATCATACCTCCTTCCCCATTATTATCAGTATACATAGGCACATGACCTTCTTCAGCATTTAAGTTCTTATTACGTAACTCATCTGCTCTCGGATCATTTACTGGCTTCCAGCCTATTACAGACCTCATCTCATTAGAAGAAGCTACTTCGTTTCTTGTAAACTTGTCTGTCATCTCGGCAATCTTATCGACTGGAGTATTTCTA